CGCATCTTTGCCACGTCGTCCTCGTCCCTGAGTACGCTTTCCGGCGTGCCGGTATATTGCGCGTGTTTTCTGATCGTGGCGTCGAGGTCGAGATTGTCCATGATATCCGGCGATATGCCTGCAAGGTTGCCTGCCAGGGCAAGCGTCTTTTCCATTGCCGGAGCCGCGACAGCTTTCTGCGCCTGCGCCAACAGGGAAATAAACTCGGCCTTGATTGTATTTTCCTGCCCTTGTAATTCCTGCGGCATCGGCGGGAATAAGCCATTTCTAAGGCAAATCTCAAACGCCCTCTTTGTCAGCGGGGCAAGTACCTCGTTGTGCATCTGCTCCAGGACCGGTGAAAGCATGAGAAGCTTTTCCTCGTGCCTTTCCGCCACTTCCCGCGCTGTCATTTCCGGCGTGTCGCTATTGGCTAGCATTACAAACAAATCATTGAAAAAAGCAGCCCCGATTTGAGACTGCTTGAATTGAATTGTCTGCAAGACTTCCTCACGGCTCCCCGTCGCCTCAAACAGCGGACGGATACCCGCCCCGATTGTCGGGTCAGGAACGAGCGTCATTTTCCCCGGAAGCCGGTTGACCTTGCCCACGGAAGCGGGGACGATCATCGGCGGATTCGCTCGATTTTCAAGAAGCTGCATATTGACTGTTTCCAGCTTTTGGAGCTGCATGCAATTCCCAAGAGCGTTATGCCCCGGACCCGTGCCATATATCCCGTTGGCTATCGTCGTCCAGCGAGGCATCAGGAACGGACACTCATTGAAGCCAGATATCTTCAAAAACTTCTCTTGCGCCGTGCTCTCGAAGTAGTACGACCGCCAGGGGAAATTCCCCACGCCGAAAGCGTCCGGGTCATAGTTCGGATTGCGCTCTATAAGCATCTGGACCTCGAAATCAGCTTTTTCGTCGTCCTGATTGTAGGCCGTCTTTACAGCCTCGGACACAACGTCAAGGCCAAACTCGTCGACCATTTGCCAAGCTTTTAGGCGCATCTTTCGCGCCAGCTTCGCCATGCGTCCCCGTGCGTCCACGTCCCCGGCATACTCGCCGCACGTGTACGGCCGACACCATATCGCCGTGTTGAAATCCTCCAACATCAGCGCACCCGCCGTGCCGAATTGCGAAAGCTCCGCTTCAATCTGAAGCAGGGTATTATATACGTTAGACTTTGCATAGATATCCATTAGAATTTCTTTGCAGTCGTCTAACCATAGTTTAACGGTATGATATGAGGCCAGCTCTTCATCAGCCAGCCCCAACTCAAACCACGGCCTTGAGGGGGAGGTCAGGCCGCTATGTAAACCCGCTGCGCATTTCCCATGCGCTTCCATAGGGTACGGGTCCAACAGGAAATAATCTCGCCGTCTGCCCTCGCTTGTGCGGTTGTCCTCGTCGAAACGTCCCCGGGCGGGATTGATGTACCGGGAGAGCTGCCGCCAGGTGTGCTCCTGCTGCTGTCTCTCTTCGTACATTTGCGCCACAATGCGCCGTTTCTTTTTGAGCAAATCCGCATCAGCTAAAACGGCCTGCATCAGCCCGTTCATGGTTACTCACCAAGCAGACGTTTTGCGATAGAAGCCGCCGCGCCGGAAAGGTTGCCAGAGGACAAAGCGTCTCCCATCCCCGCCCCTGTGTTAGTGCTACGGCGTCCACGAGCTTGTGCGAGGCGCTGGCGTGTATTTTGTCTCTCCGTGTCCGTCTCGCTCTCCGTCTGCACGGGAGAGGACGACGGCGCCGAGGACTGGTAGACCGGCTTTTCTACTTCCACTGTTCGGCCACCGCCGCCACCGCCAAAAAGCTGCAAATCAAAATGAATCATTGTCTATTCCTCCTTCGTATAATCTGCTAGTGGGTCATACTTTTCCTCGTCCTCGTCGTGGTATGAATCCCACTTAGACGGGACGTGTATAGGCATTGCAAAGGTCAACGCGAGAGAGTCGGCCAAGTCCGGGGACTTGCCGATCTTCTCCTTGATCTTCGCCTTCGGTTCCAGAATGATTTTTCCGTTACGGGCGAACGAATACTCTACAACGGATAACTCGCTTTTCAAGGTCGGCTCGTTCGGAATCGCCCCGCCGCCATCCAGCCAGGCTTTCAGTTTGAAATACATTTCCGCTCTTAGATTCGCATAGCGGTCTGTATTCTGCGGGGAGCCGGCGAAGTTCACTTCCGTCACGTTGTAATGTAGCTGCCTTGCGCGGTCAATAACCGCCGCCCCCATTGCGCCAACATCGACGAACACGGCGTCCGGCTTGTATGTGTTGATTGCGTTGATCAATACGTCCGTCGCCTGCATTGTATCCAGTCCACGATATACGGCAGGCTTGTAACAGTGCAGACCTTTGCGGACAGTAATAACGGTCGAGTCGTCGCCAAAACGCGCTATGTCCATACCTATTATAATAGGAGCGCCAACAACGTCGGCCTCCGTCAGTTCCCGTTTCGCCGCCTCTGTGACCAGGTCAATTGGTATTACAACGTCAGACGCGCTTGCAGAGAAATCGCAGTAAAGCTCCTGCCGGATACTCATGGGCGTCATATCGCGTTGCATGTCTTCCAACTCGTCCGGCGGTATGATGCCCGTTTCGTCCACTCGGTACAAGCACGTGAACCAATTATCATCACTTAGGGCACGCTGATACATTTCATAGAATTGATTTTGTCCGCGCGGGGTGCCAATGAAAACCGCCCATCCCTCACGGTCAGATAGAGCAGGCCTTAAAACCTCATCCCATAATTCCTTTTTGATTTGCGCATACTCGTCAAGAATAGCCCCGTCGAAATATCCGCCGCGCAGCGCGTCAGGATGATCCGCGCCAACAATATATATTCGAGCGCCGGACCTGTTGGCGTGCTGGCTTGGTAACTCGATATACAGTTCCGATTCGTTGACCTTCCGCTTGGGGATAACGCTCGAATAGTATTTTAAATATTCCCAAGCTATCATTTTCGCCTGATTCCTGAACGGCGCTATATATGCATACCTGGGGCTTTCCCGTTTACAGAGCAGCGCCTGCTTTAGGCAATGGTTGACCGTGCCGACGGTCTTCCCGAAACGACGATGGCAGACTAAGACGGCGAAACGGTGAGAATCTAGCGCCGGATGAATTACGCTCTCCCAGATTGGGCGCGGCGTATAGGGAATTGTAATTTTCATTTTGCCTGGTCCTCGTCCTGCTTTTTGTCTTGTTTCCCGTCCCACTCAAACGATAGCTTGCCGCTTCCCCCGCTGATCTCGGTGTCACGTTTATCCCGCCATTTATCCGGCCGTTTGTTTTTCAAGTAGAAGATTTGTGCAGTCGTATTGCCATTGCAGGCGTCTTCATATAGCCGATTCTCTACGCGCTCAATGGCTACGTCTTCGCCTCTTTTTAAGGCGGCTTGAATGTCAGGGCTTTTCTCTCGCCAATTAAACAGCGTTGACCTCGAAACGCCCATATTATTGGCAATGTCAGCCAACATCAAACCGCTTTCAGCCCAGGACGCTATCTTCTCCAATCCTTGCGGAGTCGTCCAAGCTTCTATTCCTTCTCCAACTCTTGCCCTTCCCATTGTCAACACCACCTTTCAAACCTGATAAATAAAATTATCCACAGAATTGTGCATAAATCTGTGGATAACATTGTGGATAACTCATATATAGAATATAACCGCGCACACGCGCGCGCGCCCGGCCGCTGCGGCAGCAGCGGCTGCTCTCTCTTTCTCTTTTCTCTTTCTTCGTTCTCTCTTTTATTCTTTCTCTTATTTCTTCTTTCTTTTGCTTCTTTTCTTTCTTCTTTTTCTCTTTCTGCTTTTCTCTCTTTTTCTTTCTCGTTTCTCTTTCTCTCTCTGTCGGCAAAAAGAAAAACCGCCGAATTAATCAGCGGTTAAAAGAGGAGGTTTTCACTACTGCAAAAATTTACTTGTGGACATTCTACCACATTTTTTGACTCCTTATTGCTGCAATAAGAAAAAGTTTTATTTTTTATGCCTGTCAATATACTCTTCGACCCCGGCGACGACCAGACCGGCCAGCGACATATCTAGATCAGCGGCAGCGGCTTTCCATTCGTCGCGCTTGCCCTTTTTTATTGATATTGCCAACCTATCATACGCCTTTTCTTTGTATCGCTGTGTCGCTCTATTTTGCGCCTGTGTATAACCTGCCATAACAACACCCCCTTTTCATTATATGACTAGCCATATTTTTTGTCAAATATACTGCTAAATAGACTTTTGTCCTATTGCTAGGAATATATTTTTGTGATATGCTGTAGCCAAAGGATAGGGCTAGGAATATAAAAGACTAGCGGTCACAATTAAAAGGAGGTTTTTAAAATGAAGTATGAAGCCAAAAAGTCGACAGTTATGAAATGGTATACCTGCTATTCTATCGGATACGGCGAGCTGCAGCACCTTCTAACATTTGAGGAGCCAGAAAGCTACACTTGCGGAATGTACGGCTGGAATGCAGACGTGTACGACGCCGGAAAAGGAAGAGCAATCGTCACCGGGTACCGGCCCTTTGGGAAAAGAGTCAACTATAAAATTGTAGACGCCTATGATCAAAAAGCGAAAAAGATTCTTAACGGGAAACGGTACAAAAAGAACGAAAGCAAGCAAAACGCACTAAAAAAACTATTTGCAGAAATGATGGACGAAATCGAAGGGAGCTGCTGATCATGACGAAACTGAACAACAAAAAGACGCGCGAATTGCTGAAGAACTTTGTGGACGGCAACAAACTACGCCGTTATGTGGTCCGGGATATCGTTTCCGACAGTGACAACTACAACGGCAACAACCTGGCGGAACGTATCGCCGCCCGTCTCGAAGACGTGTCCCACGGCTGCAGCTCTGGAACCGTCTCCAGCCTGATTTACTACAGCGACACCACCGCATTTTTTAAGGAATTCAAGGCCGAGATCGTAGACCTTGCAAAAGACACCGCCGACAGCATGGGCGAAAGCCTGGGAGCTTTCCTTTCTAGCCTCAACGGCTGGGACGACGAGGACCCGTTTTGCGAGGACGTTTACAATCGGAATACCCTTGCTTGGTTTGCTTATGAAGAAATAGCTTTCGAGCTGGGCAACGAGCTGGAGAACGCATAAGGAGGCGGAGATTATGACGACCTGGACGAAGAAACCGTATCGAAAGGACGCACAAAAACAGCTCATGCTAGACAGAATTAAACAAATTTCATACATCCGACACGGGGCAAGGCTCCACGAAAACAAACAGGGCGCCGACAGATGGAGCGCCA